AAGTTCGAGAAGCTGTGTTCAAAGAAGTTCTACCTAAGAACGTCCTAAACACTACGTCAGGGGCTGTAGAAAAAGCTAGGTTTATGCAAGACTACTTTAAGGCCAAACTAGCGGATAAACCTAACGAACGACAACAAAAGATCTTGGACTACTTTGACGGACAAAAGAAGTTAGAAGTGAACGAAGTAGCAGACGGCATTTATTCTTACTCTGCGTCTCATAGGTCTACTGCTCAAGACTTAGGTGGTGTCAATGACTTCATCGCTATCGACACAAATACAGACACAGTGTACTCTATGATTTCTGACGGTCACGACCTCTTTGGTATGGACCCAGTGGACGGCACGTCGTTGATTAATGTTGTTCCTATGGAGTCATTCAAGATAGGCACAAAAGGTAAAGCCTCTGCCCCACGTACGACAAGGGACAAGCCTAGTGTCGCTAAGATAGAAGAGATCACAGGTATTCCTAAGAAGCCAAAAGAAAGCAACCAACAGTATCAACAAAGGGTCATGGTAGAGTACAAAGGTGATCCAAATCGTGCTGACTACAAAGAGGCATTGGGTAACATAGGACGCACAGGGATGTTTACTGGTGTTTTAGCGTCCAAAGAAAACGAAGAAAGGCGCTAGAGACGTTCTAGCACCCACTTCAGACCCATGATCTCACCTCTAATCTCGTTGTTGCGAGCAGCAGGTATAGACCTTTGTAGTTTGTTCTCAAGTACTCTAATGCGGATCTCAATGTCACGTTTGATGTTCATAATCTAACCTAAGTAAATACGGGGGCACTAAGGCCCCCTTTTGTTTACAACTCGCAGTTGTTTCCTGTACAAGCCAACTGTTGCGACCCTTCAGTCATGTCAGAGTTCTCAGAGATGTTCCAGTCGATGGTCTCAGGAAACTCCTCCTTCAACTTCTCAAACGTCTCCAGATCAATAGGTTCATAAGGAGCCTGTTGGTACGTATGCTCTGAATAGGGTAGGAAGCTTACGCCACTGATCTTGTCGAACTTGTTGTACAACCACTGACCCACCTCAAGGAACTCGTCGTCACGGTAGTAACACGTCATTGACGGCTTATGTTCACACCAGAAGTCCTGATAGATCTCCCAAAGCTCAAGCTGCTCCATAGCACCCATCTCAGAGGCCACCACAGCCCCCTCAGGCGACTTTATGGGGAAGGAGAATACCTTGGTAGTGGGTGACATTACGTCGTCCTCTACGGGCACTCCTGCTGCCTCAAGGACTTGACAGAGCGGGTCTCTTGCATCTGCTCTAACTCGTCTAATGTATTGATCTGAGTATCTAGGGTGGATGCCAGAAGCAGAATCAACCAACTGACTAACAGTACCGGAAGGTTTAACAGCAGTGATGGCAGTGCTAATATTAATACCAAGCTTAGTAGCCCATTCCTTATTAGTACTAATCGCCTCCTCTTTGAGAGCCACGAGCCAATCTTTAAGTTTCTCACGATCTTCCCTCCCTGACAACACGGCATGGTCCATGATGCCTGTTAGTGATACACCCAGCAGTGCTTCTTCTTCTGTATTCTTCTGCCACACCTTACGTAGGTAGCGGAAGTCGGTTAGCGTAGCCTGAAGAGACCCAAGGATAGCTGCAACACGTACTTTTCGTTTGAGGTCCGACAGCGTATCTCCTGCCCTGACAACAACTTCCGATAGATTGCAGAACTGGTAGGGCCTGAGGATGATCTCTGAGCATGGATTAGTTCCAAAATCATAGGTAGCATCTCGTCGCTCGTTCTTTGCAGCTTGCTTTTGACTTGCGACTCTAGAGAACATTCCTCGTTCTCCGGAGCGGGACTCGTATAAACTTTTCCACTCATTTAAAAACGCCTCAAAGTCTGGCTTCTCTGTGTAACACGCGCTGTTGTTAGCTAGTCCCCGTTGAGGATTATCTTGCCACCATTGGCCTGACTTGCATCGTCGGAGTCTATCGTCAGTGAGGTTAGACAGACTGATGAGAGCGGACCTGCGTACACCTCCGACAACGACGATCTGTGCAATCTTACAGCAGATATCGTGGCACTCAATGGAGCTAAGTTTACGTCCAGCAGCTTCCCGAAAGACGCTGACTGTGAAGTTGAACAAATCGACAAGAGGTTCTGGACCAGATGCTCTACCTCCGAAGGTCTTAAGGGTTGCCCCTGCAAGTCGTACTCCAGACACGTCCCATTTCGGAAGTTGGCCTGAATACAACAAGCTAACAAGTTCCCGGTAAGCTTTAGCCCATCCAATTTTGCTGTCGGCGACATGTATAACGGTATCGGTATCATGGAATTCCTCTGCTACTTCTGGTAATTTTGTTACGTACTGACGTTCTACACTAAAGCCTACTCCAGTGCCACACATGAGAACGTACATCATTTCGTCAAATGCTTTAGGGTGGTCGATAGGCATGTAGGAGCAGTTAAACCCAGCTACATTGTCACGGTCTAGTGCTTCTCCGGCAGTCATGAGTGCTCGCATGGAGGGCATAACGCCCATGTCATGGATGTCTGCAAAGATACCGTTAGCCTGCTCTAGTGTTAGCTTATCCTTCTCAATCCAGAAGCTTAAGTAACGGTCAATTGTTTCTTCCCAAGTCTCCCGCCGCTGTTCCTCTGGCAGGTAACGAGCGTAGCGTGACTTGTGTATGTACTGTTGATATGCGTCCATTAATTTAGTTCCTTAATTAGTCGTTCGATGTACCAGCGACACTTCCGTAGATCCTCTACTGGTTTACCTTTGTAGTCATAGCGCCAGAGGTACTTTAGTGCGTTACCCTTGAGATAACCGTTGAACTCATGTTCAGGCATGGACGCTTTGATTGCTTCGATAGCTTCGATTGATCCTTTGTTGTAGTGGTCAGGTTGCTCCACAGGATCTACCTTCTTCGTCTTCTTCAGTATAGAAATCCCGTCCCACTCTGCAGGAGTCGCATCGTCAATACTCATTTTCTTCCTCCTCTAGCTCTTGTTCAAACACATCTAGTCTGTTGATTAGCTTGTCCTCAAACCTGTCCAGCATCTCTTCTGAGGTTATCTGTAGGGCCTCCAGCAGGTCATCTGGGTCAAAGGTTTTCAAGAGGCGTTCCTTAACTTCCTCTAGTGTTAGCGACATGGTCAATCAACTCCTGTAGTGTCTCTATAGTATACCATAAAATTCCCTCTTTGTCACACCATTCTGACATAGTCATCTTAGCCCCCTTCCGAATCTTCTTGTTCGGTTGCATGAGAACAAAGACTAACTCTTGTCCTTCGGGGAGTGAGTCCCTGATGCTCGTATATTTTTTCGTATCTCCGTCTCTGAAATATCCTTTGCATTCAACAAGAGATAAACCGCTGCTATCGACAAAATCAGGACGATAAGACCTAGAAATAGTGTAGGGGATAGTGAAAGGCTCATAGTCAAACTCCTTTAGTACTTTGCTGACATCGTCTTCAAACGTGCTACGAAATCGTGATTTCTTGGACTTTCGGCTCATTATGTACCTCTGTTAAATAACGGGGACCTGAAGAATAGGCGAAGGCGCGAACGGTAGGCCAGCAAACCTTTTTGTAGGAGCAGTAGGAGCATCCGACGGCGAGTTTTTGGTTCCCACTCTTTCCATCGTCGATAGTGCCGTAGCATACGTCGGGCGGGGTTGGATGCTCCACTAGCTTTTTTACGTGTTCAATGCGCTCCTTGATGTCGTAACTTATGAGATCATAGACAGGGGCCTGAGTGTCCTCCTCGTCGTACATGAGGTACGTGAGGTGACCATTCTGCTTGTCCATTGCTAACCATCCAAATTTAGTAGCACCTTCTGAATACGCGTATCCTTTAATTTGAGCCACGTATCCAAATGGGTCGTCATAAGCCAGTGAACCGTCTTTGAATTTCCTAAACCCATAAGTTGAAGTGCTTTTAACGTCAGTAACAATACCGTTGATTTTACAGTCCATCGAACCTGTAATACCGTTAACTTCACACTTCTTTTGTTCATCCGTTACCTCATGACCTGCAGCTCTAGTTAGAAACAGTAGCATCTCCTCAATGAGGTGACCGTAGAGGAACTTGACATAGGTATGGCCTTGGATCTCATCGGACTTTTCTACGTCGTTGTAGACGTTCCACAGGTAGCGGTCCTCGCGCCCAATGTTAGACATGCGTAGCTTACGTCCGTCACGCTTACGTCCACCAAACTCGTTACGCATGAGGTCCTTGACGTTCTCTCCGAAGAGATCAATAGCAGACTCTAGGTCCACGCCTTCTGCTACTTCTTTCGTCTCCATCAGTTTGTAGATGTCCGACACTAGTGTGTACACGTTCTTCATACGTTAGCCTCAGTGGGTTTCTGCCCACGTTGTTCCGATTTGGAATTCTCCGTCAAGGGGGCATCTGAGGTTAAAGTGAACCCCTGCCGCCTTGAGGCATTCGACTGCAAGCCAGCCGTACTTCTCTGCTTGGTCTGCAACCACCTCCGATTGTACCTCATCATGTATGTTTCCTATAAAGTTGTAGTCGAGTTTCCACTGCGTTGCGTAGTCGTCCAGTATGACTAGGGCCTGTTTCATCACGATGGCTCCTGCCGCCTGCAACAACGTATTCAATGCAGCATGTTCAGATCTAACTCTAAGTCTTCTACCATCAAGTCCTGTGAGATAGCCTCTCCCAGAAGCTCTAGTAACGCGTTCTCGTAGACTTTCAAGAGCAGGTGTATTTGATAGAAATCGTCGCTTAAGATGTGCGCCGTCTTTTGCGCTTCCGCCAACGATAGTTCCGATTTTTGCATCTCCTGCTCCGTATAGGAAAGCGTAGATGAAAGTCTTAGCTTGAGGTCTTGTTTCAAGCCCTGCAGCCATTTGGTTTCTGGTGTGAATGTCTTCGGTGAGGAGGACATTGGTAAACTCCTTGTCGTTCATGTAGTGCGCCAACATTCGTAGCTCAAGGCCACTAGCGTCGAAACCTACTAGCTTCTTCCCTTCAGGTACAGTCCAGCAGGAGCGACACTCGTGCCCGTAGGGGCTGTAGCTTGCTGGGACTTGGGCCATGTTGGGACTCTGGTGGGTCATGCGTCCAGTGACTGCGCCGTTGCTAATGACACGACCATGAACTCTACCGTCGTCCTGCAAGTGCTCTAACCATGAATGGACCTGTGCATATCTCTTTTGTAGCATCAAGTACTCACTAACGGCCTTAGCCTCTGGCAGGTCAATGGTGTCTAGTACAGCCTCATCAACGATGGGGTTGCCTTTCTCCGTAACTTTGTCAAAGACCACACCAAGCGTCGATAGCCTACGCGCAATCTGTTGTCTAGATCCGACA